ATACGGGCAGATGGCAAAGGCGTTGCTGCTGTACGACGAGGATCAGAACCCAAGCAAGTATGAGTTTCGCGGGCCAGTGACTGAGCAGACGGTATCGGGCGCGGTGACGGTGCGCTATGCCTCGCCGTCGATCAATCCGGGGCGTGTTATGCCGGTGTCTGCCTTTGCCGACCCCGATACGCTGCTTAACGTGCTGTACAAGCGCGGCGCGCTGTCGATTGTGGCGAGCCGCTGATGACCGTCATTGCATGGGACGGCAAGACGCTTGCTGCGGACAAGAGGGTTTCTCAATGCGGGATTGCGCGCACCACGACAAAGATATTTAGGATCGGTGAATTGCTTGCGGGTTCTTCAGGGGTAACCAATGAAGGCGCTGAAATAATCGAATGGGTTCGCCGAGGGCGTAACCCGGAAGACTTCCCGGCACATTTCCGTGGCGAAAAATCAGAATGCCAAGTTCTCGTTGTCGAGAACGGCATCTGCAAAAGCTATGACGGCTCGCCCTACGCAGTTGTGTATGAGGATTCGTTTTACGCGACAGGGTCAGGCCGCGACTATGCCATGGCGGCAATGGCATGTGGAAAATCGGCAGCTGAAGCTGTCGGTATAGCTTGTCGATTCGAGACGGGTTGCGGTAATGGCGTCGATGTTCTGGAAGCTGAGTGATGACCTTCGACTACACCAGCATGGCGAGCGTCGTCACCGACCAGCTTGCCCAGTTCGGCATGCCTATGGCACTGCGCCGAGTGACGGCGGGGAGCTATGACCCGGTGACTGGCACAACCGCGGGCGGCACGTCGTCTGACATCGCGTGCACGGGCCTGACGACCAAGATCAGCAACGAGTACGCGAAAGCCTTTGCGGTCGAGGCGAACGACCGCATGGCCATCCTTGATGGCAAGGTGCAGCCGCTGATGACTGACCTTCTGGTAATTGCATCCGTGCCGTGGCAGATCGTGCGGATTGACCCGGTGCAGCCGACCACCATTCCGCTTGCCTACAAGTGCCAGATACGCCGATGACCTTCGCCGCCGACCTTCAGCAGTTCAGCGCCAAGGCCACGTCAAACAACAACGAGCTGGTGCGTGCCGTCACGACCAAGCTGTTTAACTCCATTGTGCTTTCATCGCCCGTCGATACCGGACGCTTCCGTGGAAACTGGCAGGTCAGTTATGACGCGCCGATCCTGAGCGAGACTGACCGGCTCGACCCCACGGGAGCGGAAGCGGTGGCGCAGATCGCCAGCGTGCTGCGACCCAAGGCTGCACGGACGTACCTGACCAACAACCTGCCGTATGCCGAAGTGATCGAGTTCGGCGGCTATCCCGACCCGGTGCTGCGCGGTACGTGGGTAAAGGGGAAGGGCTACGTCATCAAGTCCATCGGCGGCTATTCCAAGCAAGCGCCAGTGGGCATGGTCAGGGTCAACATGACGCGTATTGCCACGCTGCTGAAGGCGTAACCGATGAGCCTAACCGACATCAATGCCGCACTTGTCGTGGCCTATCAGGGCGCGTCACTGGGTCTGCCTACGGCATGGGAAGGGGTGGACTTCACGCCGCCCGCCGATGCCCCGTGGGCGCAGATTTACATGCTCCCGGCCCCGGTCAGCATTGACACGCTCGGGCCGAGCGGGCTTGACCTGCACACGGGTGTTCTACAGATCGACTTGAACGTGCCGCAGAACACCGGAACCGGCGCACTGCTGGGATACGCGGACACGCTGCGAGGCGTGTTCAAGGCAGGCAACAACACCACGCACAACGGGCAATCGGTGCTGATTCTCGACTGTTCTCGCTCTCGCCTCACGCAAGCCGCTGGCTGGCTCACCGTCAGCATGTCGATCACCTGGCGGGCTTACACCGCGCGCTAACCACAAACCCTTTCGTTCCAACCCGGCCCCGCCCCCTCGCGGGGCTTTTTTTTGGAGAAAATCATGACGATTGCCAATGGCTCACGCCATTCCATGGCGTATACGCTGGAATCCGTATACGGCACGACCCCGACCAGCCCCGTGTTCAAGATGATCCGGCACAACGGCACCACGCTGGCGCTCAGCAAGTCGGTTTACACCAGTGCCGAGTTGCGTTCGGACCGTCAGATCACCGACATGCGCCACGGCACGAAGAAGATCGGCGGCAATATCACGTCCGAATTCAGCGGCGAGGCGTTCGATGACCTGATTCAGGCCGCGATGGGCGGCACCTGGACCACGGGTGTACTCAAAGCCGGCACGACTCGCCGCAGCTTCACGATCGAGCGCGATTTCGCCGACATCGGCCAGTATCTGCGCTATACCGGCGTAGAACTTGACGGTTTCGACATCGACGTGAAGGCCGAGGGCATTGTGCCGATCGTGTTCAACGTCGTCGGCATGGACCAGAGCAGCGGTACGGCGATTCTGAGCGGCGCGACCTACACGCCAGCCCCGACGAACAGCCCGTATGACGGGTTCAGCGGCACGATCAAGGAAGGCGGCTCGGTCATCGCCGTGCTGACCGAGGTGAAATGCACGCTGGCCAACAACCTCGCGGCTATCTATGTCGTCGGCTCCGCTGAAACGCTGGAGCCGAGCATCGGCAAGAGTACGGTCACGGGTACGGTCACGGCGTACTTCCAAGACACGACGATGCTGAACAAGTTCGTCAACGAAACCGAGTCCAGCATCGAGTTCACCCTGACCGATGGCACGAACAGCTACGACATCCTGCTGCCGCGCGTGAAGTACACGGGTGCGCCACCGAACGTGTCCAGCGACAAGCCGATCACCCTGGCGATGCCGTTCTCCGCGCTGCTCGATAGCGTGACCGGGACCAACATCGAAATCACTCGGACGCCCGCGTAATGAGCAAGATCAACAGGTACAAGACCCGCGCACGGGCAAATGAAGGCATTCGCGTGCAGTTGATCGACCCATCGACAGGCAAGGTTGGGGAGGACTGGATTGAAGTTGTGTCCAGCCTCTCCGATGCGTTCCGCGATGCCCGCGACAAGGCATTGCAGGACGCCGGGGAAACGGCTGCGATGGGCGATGAGGTCAAGCGCAAAGAAGCGATGGCCGAGGTCAAAGCACGCATGCACGCCTCGCTGGTGAAGGCGTGGAGCTTCGAGGAAGCGTGCACGCCCGACAGCGTGCGCGAGTTCCTCCGCGAGGCTCCACAGGTCTCCGATGCCGTGACCGTTGCCGCGGATGACCACCGCCGTTTTTTCGGCAACGGCTCGACCGACTCGAAGAGTGGGCAAAAGGGCAAGTAAAGCTCTCGCGCTCACCGGACGGATCCACCGTCCCGCTGCTGAAACACCTGTTGTCGGTATGGAAGCAGACCAAGGTCAAGCCGCAGGAACTGGTCGAAATCGGCGAGCCTCCCGAAGAGCTGGTCTATCTGTGGACCTGGCTGAATGAACACGCCCCACCCCTGTTGTACGCCGAGCTGTCGCACTGGCAGATGTTGACCGGCCGCACGCTCAAGCCGTGGGAAGTCGAAACGATGATGCGCCTTGACCGGATCAGGAACTGATGGCTAACGAAACCGCGTCGCTTGTCATCGTTGTCGATTCAACGGGCGTCGCCAAGGCTACCGAGCAGCTGGATGCCCTGGCGGCGGCTGGTGCGCGCGCTGAGGCCGCTGTAGGGGCATCGAGCGGCCTCTCGGCGGCGGCGGACAGTGTTTCGTCACTCGCCCCAGCTACGGCTGCCGCGAGTGCCGGCATGGCGACCGTGGCTGAGGCCAGCGCGGCCGTTGAAGCAAGCATCACCAAGGCATCGGCGGCGGTCAATGCCTTTGGCGAAACTGCGGCGGTAGCTGATGCCCGCCACAAGGCCATCGCCGCGTCCTATGCCGAGCAGGCGGCGGCGGGTGGCCAGATCGTATTGAGCGAGCGAGCCATTGCCGAGGCGGCGGGGGAGCGTACCGAGGCGACGGCGGCACAGATTGCGGCAACGCAGGCATCGGTAGCTGCGCAGGACGCGCAGATGACCGCCGTGGAGGGCTACGTCGGCGCTACGCAGGGCAGCGTCGTCGCCACCGAGGCATCGACCGTTGCCGTAGCCGAAAACACCGCCGCCTTCGCGTTGAACGCACGCTCGATGGCGGAAGTCAGCACGATCGTCAGCGATGTCGCCACGGGGCAATTCGGCCGCATGCGCCGGTCCATCGCTGCATTGGCCAATTCGTCCGGAGCCATCAAGGCGCTATTCAGTGGCATCGGTGCGGCCGCGATTGCTGTTGCCGTGCTTGGCGTGGCTGCCGTCAAGGGTGCCGAGCAAGAGGATGAGCTGAACCGCTCGCTCATCAGCACCGGCAATTATGCCGGCACGACCACGGGGCAACTGAACGCGCTGGCCGAAAGCATGGCGGGCGGAACGGTGACCATCGGTCACGCACGCGATGCAGTGAACGCCTTGACCGAATCAGGGCGATTCAGTGGGGAGCAGATCAGCAAGCTCGCCCGGGCGACCATCGACGCCGGCACGCTGATGGGCCAGAGCGTGCAACAGGTGGTGACCGAGTTCACCCACTTGCAGGAATCTCCGGTCGAGGCATCGGAGAAGCTCAACGACCAGTACCACTACCTGACCACGTCGGTATTGCAGCAGATCGTCGCGCTGCAGCAGCAGGGGGACACGATTGGCGCGGCTAACCTCGCCATGAACACCTATGCCGACTCGCTGCGCACGCGCACGTCGGAGGCTGAGGCGCAACTTGGCACGATGGCGCGCGCTTGGGACAGCGTGAAGTCCAGTGCCAGCTTTGCGTGGGATGCCATGCTGGGACTCGGGCGACCGACGACCGATCTGGACAAGATCAACCAGAAATACGACGACCTGCTGAAACAGCGCGCAGCTGTGGGAACGGTGGCATCGGGCAAGAAGCCCGGCATGCTCGAAATGACCGCACTGCCGGCCTCGCTGGTCAATGGCTCGCAAGGCGCTGGGGGCATGTTCAGCGATGCCCCGACACAGGCTGACCAGGACGCGGCAAAGGCCATGATTCCGGGTCTTGATGCGCAGATCCTT